GGCCTTGAGCTACGGATGCTTGCACATTACATGAACGATAAGGAGTATACGAATGAAATCCTCAACGGAGATGTTCATACAGCAAATCAAGTCAATGCAGGGCTGTCTACACGCGCTCAAGCAAAGACATTTATATACGCCTTCCTATACGGAGCAGGAGACGCCAAGATCGGTTCTATTGTGGATGGAAGTAAGGTCACTGGAGCGCGACTTAGAGAGAGCTTTTTGCGAAATACTCCCGCGCTTGCAGAGCTTAGAGAAAGAGTTGCCGTTGCCGCTCAAAGAGGTTACCTCAGAGGATTGGATGGACGATGCCTTCACATCAGAAGTGAACATTCTGCCTTGAATACTTTGCTTCAGTCAGCGGGTGCCGTGGTTATGAAGAAGGCTCTGGCTATCTTCTCGCAGTATGCTCCAAAGTGGAATCTTGACTACAAGCTCCTTGGGTCTATCCACGATGAATACCAGATAGAAGCTAGGGCTGACCACGCTGATAAGGTAGGGTACCTGATGGTTGAATCCATCAAGGCCGCAGGTATTGCCTTTGAGATGAACTGTCCGTTGGATGGAGAATATAAAGTTGGACATAACTGGGCACAGACACATTAGTGTGTTATACTAATAGGATAGTGAGGAGAAACAAATGTCCCAACCGATTTACAATGTAGAAGACTTTGAAGAGCGTTTATCAGAGCTAACTATTGGCACTGAAGATGTTCAAAAGTTAATGGAGTTCGTGCGTATGCAAGAGCGTCGCCTTCAGTTCCAATTGAAAAAGATGGATATTGCGGCAAATATGCTTGGGCATAATTTGATTGATGAGTGTTTAATTGAGATGGATTATGAATAAGACAATCAACACGCTCATAGACGATATCTATGAACTGATGGAGAACCGTAATACGCCTAAAGATGTAGACGTAGATGCGGAGATTGATCGCTTTGGCGAGGCTATGAAGAAGCTTATGCGAAAGGAGTTCAAGCCGGGAGGTTATGGGGATGGCCGTAGGCTACGCCTGAGCGCCATTGGCAAGAACGATAGGCAACTATGGTACTCTGCTAATAAGTACACTCAGGAGAAGCTCAAGCCGCATAACTACATCAAGTTTATGTATGGGCATATGCTTGAGGAGTTTGTGTTGTTCCTTACTAGGATGTCAGGACACACCGTAGAGGACGAACAGAAAGCCTGTGAGGTCGAGGGTGTCAGGGGTTCTATGGATGCCCGTATAGACGGTCGCTTGGTTGACATCAAGTCTACATCAACCTACGGCTTTAAGAAGTTCAAGGACGCTACGTTGGCCTTTGATGATCCGTTTGGGTATGTGGCTCAGTTAAAAGCCTATGCTCACTCTGAGGGGGACAAAAAGTACGGATGGGTTGCCATTGACAAGCAGAATGGACACCTGTGTTACCTTGAGTATGATGAGGAAGACACACAAGCTCCTGTACACTCTGTTATTAGTTATGACATTGCAGAGCGAGTGCGTCATGTAAAAAAGCTAGTGGAGCTACCGGAGCCACCGGGTTTGTGTTACGAGCCTGTGGACGATGGGAAATCTGGAAACAAAAAGCTCACTACGGGTTGCTCGTACTGCGGCTACAAGCTCCACTGCTACCCATCCTTAAGAGGATTTGCCTATTCTACTGGCGTAAGATTCCTCACTGAGGTTGCGAATGAACCTAAGGTTCCTGAGTTGAAACTAAAGGAGGTCTCGTGAGGTACTCAAGATTTCTAGAGAACAAAACACGGATGACGATACAAGGAAAGCGGTATCGTGTTGGTAACCCTAATCATCCCTTTCACCATATTTATAAACTGGAAGGGCATGAAGGTGTTTATAAGGCAATGGGTCTTAAGTACACGGATGAGTTAGCCAAAGCGATCAAACGCAGTACAGTGGCAATGTTTGATGAAGTTCAAGAAGGAGATGTGTATGTCATACGAAACATGGCGTGGCCGGACTGGTACAAAGTCGGTAAAGCAGTTAATGCTAAAAGCCGCCTTAACGATTATCAGACATCGTCGCCCCATCGCGACTTTGTTCTATGTCATGTGGAATGGTTTGACAATCGTGATGAAGCAGAAAAAGCCATTCATAAGTTGCTAGAGCAACACAAGAGTTGCCATGAGCGTAAAGGGGAATGGTTTAAAACCTACGTTCCCGTAATACAGGAGGTCATGCGTGAGTACAAAGAAGCGCAAGGGTAAGCCTCCTAAGGGCTACGACAGTTGGTTTGAGTACGAGTTGCACATGGGTGTGCTGAAGAACTGTGATTATCACACCGACAGTATTGCCTACACACAGGAGAAAATATACGAGCCAGACTTTGCAATCGGAGACTTCCTGATCGAGGCCAAGGGCCGCTTCAGGGACTCTGAGGAAGCACGTAAGTATGTAGACATACGAAATAGTTTAATACATGAAGAACTGGTGTTTGTGTTTTATCACCCAGACACCCCAATGCCAAGAGCACGGAGACGAAATGATGGGACTAGATTCACAATGGCTGAATGGGCTGACAAGAATGGTTTTCGGTACTACACTGTCGAAACCATTGCTACGTTACTTAAGGAAGCGGAAGTATGCTAACCTTTACCGACGTGTGTGATCGCTTAAAACAACAGGATGAGATCAGTGTCCTTGAGGTGCTTGAGATCACCTCTGAGGAACTGGTCGATAGGTTCAATGATAAAGTAGAAGCTAAGCTAGATTACTTTCTTGAGGACTTGGAAGATGAGTAGGGGGGTTTGATGACATGAGCGACTTGCATGAGATGGCTAGGAATCACCAATGTGGTGGATCACACTATACGAGTAAATTGATACAACCTTGGGACGCTATGGAATCTTGGATGTCTGAAGATCAGTTCCGTGGATTTATTTTAGGAAATGTTATCAAGTACATGGCAAGGTTTCAGGAGAAAGGTGGTAAGTTAGACCTGCAAAAGGCTAAACATTACCTAGACAAACTCATAGAAATATGGTAAAATAGTAGGTTCGCCCAATTAATTTTGTGAGGTATAGAAAATCAATGACAAACTACCTAGGGATAACGATAGATTATGAACGAGACAACAGACTCAGTAAACAAGCAGATACGCTCATGCGTGACTACTACATGTACGAACATGAAACGTCCCCTCAAGAGGCTTTTGCTCGTGCTAGTGTGGCCTATTGTGGCGGTGACCTCGATTTTGCACAACGTATTTACGATTATGCTTCAAAAGGTTGGTTTATGTTTGCGTCACCTGTGCTTTCAAACGCACCTGACCATACACGAGACAATCGGGGCTTGCCTATTAGTTGTTTCCTTACTTACGTGGGGGACAATCTTGATAGCCTTATTGAACACAATGGTGAAGTAGCATGGCTTTCCGTAAAGGGAGGCGGTGTGGGTGGTCATTGGAGCCACGTGCGAGGGATCAGCGACAAAGCTCCGGGGCCAATCCCATTCATGAAGGTGGTCGACAGTCAGATGACAGCCTACAAGCAGGGCAAGACCCGAAAGGGATCATACGCCGCTTACATGGACGTAAGCCATCCTGACATCGAGGAGTTTATTAACTTCAAAGTACCGACTGGTGGTGACATCAATCGTAAATGTTTTAATTTGTTTAACGCAGTCAATGTGACTGATGAGTTTATGGAGAAAGTAATCAATGATGCCGAATGGAACCTTACAGACCCAAACACAGGAATTGTTAGAGATACAGTCAAAGCTCGTAAGTTGTGGCAACGAATCCTTGAAGCTCGCTTCAGAACTGGGAGTCCTTACATTAACTTTATCGACACAGCCAGACGAGCTTTACCAGAAGCTCAAAGAAAACTTGGATTGTCAATTAATGGCAGTAACCTCTGCAACGAAATCCATCTCGCAACTAGTGAAGAACGCACAGCAGTCTGTTGCCTCAGTTCAGTCAACCTCGAAAAGTACGACGACTGGAAATCAAGCGGCATGGTTGGAGACCTTATCAGACTCTTGGACAACGTCCTTCAATACTTTATTGACCACG